GTTGATTTCGGATCGCAAAATTTTACTAGGCATTTCGGCAGCAATGTTCTTACAAATCTCACTAGATGAGACAGCTGAGACAAGAGCTACGAAAAAGCTAGTAAAAATGCGGTATTATACCACGAATTAATATTTACGCTATTGTAAGAAGTGTAAGGAATTTACATTTTTATATGGCTCTAATCACCAGAAAGCAAGCGGCAGAGAAAATGGGTGTAACTATCCAGGCTGTGTATGGTGCAATAAAAGAAGGTCGTCTTACAGCTATGACAGATGACAAAGGCAAGATTGTAATCAATAGCGACACCTTAGAGAAGGAGTGGTATAGCAAATCTGCGTTCAAAAGAATGAGAACTACACCAAAAGACAGTAATGTAGTTGTCCACAGATCCCGACTTAGTAAAACCAATGAAACAATCCCAGAGTATGAGGATAGTAAAGCTAGGACAGAGCATTTAAAGGCAGAGTTACTTGAACTTGACAGGAAAGTAAAAGAAAAAGAATTAGTTCCGATGGATGAGGTAGAAAATAAGTGGTGCGACATTATTACTACAGCTCGAACCAAGTTATTAGGGATATCATCTAAAGCAAAGCAACGGATACCAGATTTAGATGCAAATGCGGTTTCATGTTTAGACGATATTGTTCGTGAAGCGTTAGAAGAGTTATCAGTAGTATGAATAACCTCTTAAAACTAGAAAAAACAGCTTATTTAGCCTTTAAACCGCCTAAAAAGCTTAGTTTGAGCCAATGGGCAGATAAAAACGCCTATTTATCGGCCGAAAGTTCGGCTGAAGGAGGTCGATGGAGAACACTTCCATATCAAAAAGGAATTATGGATGCAATAACTGATCCAAATGTAGAGCAAGTGACAGTTATGAAGTCTGCTAGGGTCGGATATTCTAAGATTTTAAACCATATCATTGGATATCATATTCACCAAGATCCCTGCCCTATAATGGTAGTTCAGCCAACCATAGATGATGCGACTGGTTACTCTAAGGAGGAAGTCAGCCCTATGTTAAGGGACACTAAATGTTTGCATGGTTTAGTAAGTGATCCAAAGTCTAAAGATGGAAGTAATACATTATTACAAAAGAATTTTCCTGGAGGAACATTATCTTTAGTTGGAGCTAACTCTGCTCGTGGCTTTAGAAGAGTTTCTAGACGAATAGTATTATTTGATGAAGTTGATGGTTATCCATTATCTGCTGGTACTGAAGGAGATCAGATAAAACTTGGTATTAGAAGAACAGAATATTATTGGAATCGAAAAATAGTAGCTGGATCAACACCAACGATTAAAGATTTTAGTCGTATTGAAAGATTATTTTTGCAGACGAACCAAATGAGGTACTACGTTCCATGTCCCGAATGCAATCATATGCAGTATTTGAAATGGTCAAATATGAAGTGGCGAGATAATGATCCAGATACAGTTGCTTACGGTTGTGAGGATTGTGGGTGTCTTATTCCTCACAGTAAAAAAAGATGGATGGTAGAAAGAGGGGAGTGGCGAGCTACAGCACCTGGAAATTCTAAACACGTTGGATTTCATATATGGGCTGCGTATTCATATTCACCAAATGCAAGTTGGTCTAATCTTGTTGAAGAATTTTTACAAAGCAAAAACGACCCCGAACAATTAAAAACATGGATCAATACAATTTTAGGAGATGTATGGGAGGATCAATATGCTAGTAAGGTTGGGGCAGAAGGTCTTATGGAGAGAGCGTCACTAGAAACTTATCAGCAAGGTACACCACCAAGTAGCGTTCTCAGTTTGTGTCTTGGATGTGACGTTCAAGACGATAGGCTTTCTATGAGTCTTTGGGGTATAGGACGTAATGAAGAAATGTTTTTAGTTGATAGAAAAGTTATTTATGGTTCTCCATCTAGAGCAGATTTATGGAAACAGATGGATGAGGTTTTAATGAGTGAATATATAAATGAAGATGGTAAGAAAATGAAGATAGATAGTGCTGCAATTGATACTGGTGGTCATTTTACTCAAGAAGTTTATCAGTATGTAAGAGAAAGAAATCAATTAGGGTTAATTGGAATTAAAGGTATGGGACAAAAAGGAAAACCGCCTTTAGGAAAACCAAGTAAAGTAGATATTAATTTTGCAGGTAAAGCATTAAAAAGAGGTGTTCAATTATTTCCTGTCGGAGTAGATGTTATAAAATCAACACTCCATAATAAATTGAAAGATGCAGAACCTGGAGAAGGATATATTCATTTTTATCCAACGATTACACATGATTATTTTGAAGAGTTAACAGCCGAGAGACAAGTACTTAGATATAAGCATGGATATCAAGAGCGAGTTTGGGTCAAAAAAAGTGATGCTAGAAATGAAGCTTTAGATGAAATGGTATATGCCTATGCTGCTTGGCAAAGATTATTACAGAAATATGACAGAAGAACAATTTTCGATCAGTTTGAAAGAAGATTAAATCCGTCTGAACCTCAAAAGGATAGTAAGATAAGATTAAATCAAACTAAATCGGCTAATAAGTCGAATTTTGTCGCTAATTGGTAATTAATCGTGACCTTTCCACAACAAATTATTGCAGGTGACTTCATTCAATGGAGAATCCCTGAGACTGAAGATGCTTTTGGTAATAGAATCAACAGTCCAGATTGGTCAGTTGTTTATTACTTGAGAACTAATACATCATCTGAGGGTGCAACTATAAATAGTTCTGCATATCTAAGTGGATTTGAATTTAATATTCCAGCTGCAACTTCGGTAAATTTTGATGCTGG